TTATTTGTTTTTACATTGAAATAAATACTCTTGATAAATAGTTTTTAAATCTATATCTTTCTTGTCTACTTTTCTACAAAAAGCTTTTAACTTTTTTATTTCAAGCAACTCTGCGAACAACTTTTCAACAGCGTTCTTCTTTCCCTCAATATAGCAGATGTATCTAAAATCATTAAAGCTATATTTTCTCATGACATAATCTCACAACTAATAATATCTTCTATATTAATGTCAATTATTCGTTCGTCAAAGCGCTGTAATTGAACTATGTTTCTTTCGTGATCTAAAAAGACAGGAACTACATACTTGTATCGCACATGATGATTGTTCTTTAAAAACAGTACTTCTATTGACCAGTTACGCTTAAGTGCATCCTCTAAAACAATAGAATGTTCTAAAATATCATCAATTAAATTATACATGTTCTTCACCTCTTAAGAAGATTATAAGAACAAACGTTCTTATAATCAAGTGTAGAAAGAACTAATTTTTTAGGATTTCTGATTTTTTAGAGAGGTTTAACACAAAAGAAAAGCCTCATTTAACAAGGCTTTTCTCATATTATTTATTTGCAATTTTTCTTAATAAGTATAAGAAATAAATCACTGCCGCAACAACGGCCAATCTTGAAACTACATAGACGAAACCCCAAAAATCCGCTGCCCCCATATCACACCTCACTCTCCATAGTACTTATAACTATGTCCTATTCTTGCTTCTTTTTTCTTTTTGTCTAATGTATTTAACTTTATTGTACTTCTTAATTCAAAGTATCTCTTTGAACCGTAAGTTTGTATAGTATACCATCCTGCCCCATTTATATCATATCCAACTTTTTCTGCACGTGCGTCTGTCGTTTTAGTTTTAGCTGAAACAACTTTCCAGGAAGAGCTATCCCAAGTTCCTGCTTTTGATGTGTAACGCATAGTTAAACCGCTATTATTAATTGTATAATGGTTTGATAAAACTATTTTTGCAATTGGCACACCCCAACTTTTGTACGTTATATAGGAGGACCAACTTCGATTACCGTATTTTTTTGTATCACCATAATAAATTGCTGAACCTTGAGAGCCCTTTAGTAATGGCTTTTGTACTTCCGAAGATTCATCATCTGGTTCTACTTCAATAATATCTGTTGCAAACGGATCATCTGCAACATTTGCTGTATCTTCCACATCAGTTTCTACTAAACTAACATCTGAACCATCTGAAAGTTCAAATTTATCGCTTTGAATCTGTTCTCCATTTTCCATAACTAAATCAGCTTCATTTGATTTTTCAATAAATTCTTGATTCATATCTTCTTCATAATCTTTTGTAACATCTTTTGGTACTTTTGAATAGATATCCTCACGTAATTTAGCTTGTTCGTCTTCTGTCAGATAATTTATTTCCGGATGTTCTCCAACAGTTTTAATTAGATTTGCCAAGTCCTCAGAATTTTTAACTTCTGTTTGATCTACAATCTCATCTTTTAGAAGATTATAGGAGGTTGCAGTAATTTTACCCGCATTTGCAATCGAAGGAGCACCTATAGAAATTCCTAACGTTAGTACCATCATTGCTGTTATAATCTTTTTCATATTATGTTCTCCCTTGTATGTATTTTGCATCACAAAGTAATGCCTCTGAAATATACCATAAAAAGCCAATGTATAACCAAAAATGTAATGAAATGTCCGATTCTTGTCATGAACGACTTAAAACAGAGCTTATTTAGACTAATTACCACACAATATGAGTACTACTGCGGTTTAAATTACAAATAATAACACACAGTGAATTGTTATTCATCACTTATACATTTTTACAATTGTTTGTGACAAAAAGTTCAAATTTACCATTCTAAAAATATATAATTCCATCAAAATAAAGCATTCTATTAAAATACTTAACATTAAATACTAAGGTGTTCTGAATATATGTGTATAATTATACAAATGACAGTAAAATATTGACTCTTAATAATCGAACATGTAATAATGTCTACATAGATTGCTATGGCAACTCTATAAATTTCATTCAACTATTAGCTGTTTGACATCCCGTTTTTATATTTGAATATAACAGCAACCTCGAATCAAGCTTCGGGGTATTTTTTTATTTTAAAATAAATTTAATAAAACTATTGACTACTACGATTATTCGTAGTATAATATCTATATAGTAAAGGAACGGGAGGAATACACAATGTTTAACAAGGCAGAAATTATGAAACAAGCTTGGAACTGGTTCACTGATAGCAATGTTTGGTTAAGTGATATCGAATGGGTAAGTTACACAGACAAAGAAAAAACTTTCTCCGTATGTTTAAAAGCCGCTTGGTCTAAAGCAAAAGAAGAAGTTAAAGAAGTAGAAAAAGAGATCAAACACATCTCTAAAAGCGAAGAACTTAAAGCTTGGAATTGGGCTGAAAGAAAACTAGGATTACGTTTTAATATTTCAGATGATGAAAAATTCACTAGTGTAAAAGATGAAACTAAACAGCATTTCGGCTTAAGTGTTTGGGCTTGTGCAATGAAAGCAGTTAAACTACACAATGACTTGTTTCCACAAACAGCAGCTTAAAATTATATTATAGAAAAGGAATGTGATTAAAATGACAATAACAACAGCACAAAAAAGATATTATGACGCGATGAATGAATTTGAAGCAATTATCAGTAAAGAATTAGAACAAACACCAGCGTTTTCGCAGGATTTACTTAATGACTCTGACTACTTAGTTATTACAAAAAATGAAGCGTATGCAGTAGCACTTTGCCTGCTCGATGATGACAAGCTATATTTAGATGAAACTTTAGTTCACTCGACACGTTTGGATATTGAAGATGAAACTTATTATATTAACTTTGTAGTAACTAATGAAGATGATTTTAAACTAGCTACAGATGAAGATAAGGAAAAACACGATAAACAAGAAGTAATTATAAAAAGTGAGTTGAACTAAAAATATGTCAATAAAACTATTAGATGAATTCTTAAAAAAACACAGTAAAACGAGGTATCAGTTAAGCAAACTGACTGGTATCTCGCAAAACACATTGAACGATTACAATAAAAAAGAGTTAAACAAGTATTCTGTTTCATTCTTGCGCGCACTCTCAATGTGTGCAGGAATATCTACATTTGATGTTTTCATCGAGCTAGCAGAATTGGAAAAAAGTTATGACGATCTTGCTGGATTTAAACACTTATTAGATAAGTATAAGTTGTCATTTCCTGCACAAGAATTTGAGTTGTACTGCTTAATTAAAGAGTTTGAATCTGCGAGCATTGAAGTGCTCCCTTTTACATTTAATAGATTCGAAAATGAAACGCATGTAGATATAGAAAAAGATGTTCGAAAAGCACTGGAAAATGCTATCACTGTGTTAAAAGAGAAGAAAAACGAATTGATATAACAATTACGCTAAGCTTATGTTTAGCGTGTTTTTTTTGCATAAAAAAAGCCCTAACGGGGAGGTTAGGGCGGTTGTAGATATAAAACTTATTTTATTAACACTGCAATAACCATTCCTGCTATACCTATAATTGTTGCTAAAGAAAGCGTCCAAATTGCAATAGTTGTATCTCTATTATCTTTTTTACAATCTTCTACAATGCTTTTTATATCATCCACAGATTTTTGGAATCTTTCTTCCCGTTCTCTAGCTTCCATTCTGTAATTATCTAAGTTTCTTTCTATACGTTTTTCTAATTCTTTTTGTCTATCTGAATTTCTATTTTCCCGTTCTCTCATATCTTTCTTTATTTCTTGCATAAAAAGATCATATTTATTTGAATCAGACATTTCAAAAACCTCCTCTTCATGTCTCTTTTTTAATTTACGACCTTTAAACTCATTAGTTTTAAACTCGTTTAAGTCAGTCACCTTGTCCATCAGCCGAAACCTCCAAATAAGGTATTTTAACTTGTAAAATATTCGTGTTATCACTAAAAGTTTTATTTCCATCAACTAACCAATGTAGTTCTATAGTATAAAATTTAAAAATAAAATCACCTATTTCAGACATATTGACATCAAAATCAAACAAAAACTTCATATAACTATTATCAAGTTCATCCTCATCAAAATCATATGTAATATTTTGAGTAATTTCCGAACCTTTTCCACCTAAATTATTAACTAAAAGACATATTAGAGTGCAATCTATTTTCTCACCTGTGATTGGCATTCTAAGTTGTCTTAACCCTCCTATAGATACAACTACTCGAACACCATTAAGTGTAGCTTCCATTTCAAAACTTAAAATTGATGGTCTAAAATCCTTAACTGACATATAATTCACCTCAATAAAATGATAACACGAATTCAAAATATTTTGTAGGTTGTTTATATATAATGTTTGGCTTTTAATAGACTCAACATTTGTTTTAATAATAATTTATTAACAAACTATAAACAAAAAAACCCCCGAAATAATATTCGAGGGCAACAAACTAAATCTTTTTAACAAACTTCGTGTTAGCAGTGAGATAGTAACCAGATTTCGTTTTCAAGCGAGGTGTTCCGCCTTTTGTTTTAGCCATTCCTGTAATCGTGAAGATAGTGCCTGCCGGATATGTTCCACCGGTTTTGTTTTTTGTTGTAAAGTCTACTGATTTGTATAGATCACATTGTACTAGTGTTTTAACTTTTCGTGGGTTTTCTGTGTAGTATGTGTTTTTACTTGCTGATGTGTGTGGTTTACTTGTGGTAGCAGAACCTTTTAGTTTCGCATTAACCGCATTTCTGAAACGTGTTAACTCACTCGGCTTTGCAACCCAAGGCGCAGGGCAATTTTTACCAGTGACGTCATAATGTCGAATAATATCACTAGCTGTTAAATTATATGTTTTGCAAAGCTCCGCAACTACATCAACAGAACGATTAAACGTTGCCGAAGTAATATTTCCGTTTTTATCTAAGCACATTTCAATACCAATAGAGGTCAAATTTGCATTTCCGCCAGAATAGTAACCCGCTGTTGCTTTAAGCGCTTGTACCCTGCAAGCTTTCTCGTTCGCGTGGTATGCAACTTCGTTTAAAGGTATAATACAAATAGCTTCTTTATCATCAATAAAAATATGTGCAGAAGCGTAACGCTCTTTTAAATCTCTAAAATATCGTCTGTGATTATCTGCGCTTGCTCCAGAGTTTGCAGTATAATGCATAACAATTTTACTTACTCTTAGTAGCTTAAAACCTGGTCGCGAGAATTTATTTTTATTAATATAATTATATTTTAGTGTTGCCATTACTTATCATCCTCTTCATTTTTATTTTTATTCAAAACTAACTCGCTGTCGCTTGCGCCACCTGTCGTTGGGTCGTTTACTACTCCTAGTACACCGAGCAATAGAAATACACTGTTAATCATATCTAGCGCTTCTTTATTGATTGTGTCCGCGGGAATGGTTACGCCAAACCACCCAAGAACTTGCTGTACTAGCACCAAAATTAGCGGGATAACTGACACCCAAAAAACCTTCGATTTCATTCTTACTTTCCAGTTAATTTTCATTATTTTTCCTCCTTTATTTCCACATAATTGGGGCTAAGGTAATGATTGTTGTTATTACTGCGCCTATTAGTCCAATGATTGCAACTGTGACCATCGCATCGCTATTTTTAACTTTATCTGCTTTTTCTGACTTTGCTTTGATACTAGTAAGCTCAATGTCATGTTCATGCAAATGGATTGTTGTGTCACTCGCAAACCTGTCCAATGTTGTTGCTGTTCTTTCTGTATTTTTTGCAATTTGATCTAACGATAATGATAGAGGAATAACAATATCTTTTAAGTCATTTAAATCATCACCTAATCCATCAACTTTATTTTCTATTTTCTCTATATCTTTTGATACATCAATCTTCAATTTACTTTCATATTCTAATAACTCTAATCTTGTTACGAATCCTGTTTGTTTTTCAGCTTCCATAGTTCAAACCCTCCCACCCCCGCGATGAATAAATTAAAACATGCACTTAAACCATAGCGAACAGGAAGTAACCATTGTGACTGACCTTCCGCACTTGCAGAAGCATAGAGAAACAAAATAAATACGCCTATCGTTCCTCCAATAAGCATATTAATATATTTCGCCTTATTTACTTGAAATATTGATATTAAAATTAACACTGAACTGACAATAAAGAATAACCCCCATGTGTCCATGTTCATCAGATCGTCCATCAACTTGTAAGTATCACTTCCTTCTGCTACAGCGTCACCTTTTATCATTAAAAAAGCACCTGTCGCGAAACTAAACAGTGATACTTGCAAAGAAAAAAGAATACTAAAAACGTCCTTATAATTTTTGCTTAATAATTGATTCTTTAAATTTACCAACCATTTTCTCATCCACTCCACTTCCTACTTTTTGACATAAAAATAAGCCAAATTGGCTTTAATCTAAAATATAAAATAATTGATTTAACGCAAAATAAGTAACGCTAGTGTCGACGGGCATAAAACTCATTGCATTGGCGGAAGACGCATGTACTCGACCACCAGTCGATTTGCTCGTTGGCGCGTAAGCCATCGCCGTTCTTGTTGTCTGTATCTCAAGAGGCACAGAAGCAAAAGCGTTAGCTGATGCCCATGCGGTTGATTTTTGAACTTGACCACGGAAAAACACAATTCTAATTCCAAAAATGCATAAAATCATATATTGAGGTGTATTAAATTCGGCTGTAGAATATCCTGCGTTAAGCGGTAAATCTTTCCAAATTGTTTTATAAAACGAATCTGCATCAATAGAAAGCTTAATATTTCCATTCTCATTAAACTGCAGAGATTTACTAGTTAAAATAGAATTTCCTAGGTTACTTTCCCCGGCAACATCGATTAGTTTCTGCGCAACTTTGTATCCGCCTAGTGTACTGATGATACTTTCTAATACTGCCGACCCTATACCCGTAGGCAAATATGAAGTTGAATTGAACCCGTCATCATTCATTTTGACAGTTCCAGTGTAAAGATTATCGTCGCTATCTTTGTAATTTATGTTATGAATAAATTCCGCACCAGTAATGCTACCACTTTTCACATCACCAAGCTCGGCAGTGATAGCTGAAAGTTTACCCACACGCAATGCGTTGTAATCCAAAGGTAATTCTACCCAACTATTCCCGTTCCAAGTAAAAACACCAACAATTGTTTTAGTGTTTTCGTCTATTTTAAACCATGTGTCACCTTCGACTGGAGCGCTTGGCTGAGTTTTATCAAAAACCGGTTTATGATTACTAACTGATTCAATCAATGCATTGTTCGCAACGGTAATCGCCTCTTCTATTTTTCCGTTAATTTCTGGATCTGCTTCCTTAATATCTAATGTTTGACTCACCCATTTTTCTCCATCCCACCTTCTCAAAACATTTGGTGTCACACTACTATCCATCCACAGTAAATCGGTGGTTGGGTTTAACGGTGCTTCACCAGCTACTATTGCATCATTAATATCTGTTAATGTTATTTCCGCTGCTGCTCTAATTGTCATTATCCAACATCCTTTCTTCTGGCATAGCATAAATACGATTGTATCGTTTGCCCGCCTCTCCTTGCCCTAAATTTAGCTGCATCATTCGTTTGCCATTTGCATCAAGAAATGGATACGCTCCTTCGCATTCGTTAGTTGAACCTTGTGCAGGATAGTATTTTTTTTGAAAAACATGATGATAAACTAAACTATTATTAATCATATCCCAACACCAAACTTGATTTTTATCAGTGCCTGTAAAACTCCCTCCGGCTGACAAATACGCGTATGGAAACATTACATGCATTCCTTGCAACGTATATAAAGTAGTTGTAAATCCACAGTCTTTTGTCCTAAATGTATATAAAGGAGCTATTCTGCCGGCTAATAAATCAGACTTTTTAAAAACATTAATACTTAAATTTGAAACGCCTGGACTCATAACTACATAGTCGCTTGTTTTATCGTATGTTACTCGGAAACCGTCAGGCGCTTCAAGTTTAAATGCCATCGACTCATCGTAAAACTGTTCTTTCAAAGGGACATATTTAAACATTGCTATCGCCTTCTCTGCTTGGGGCAATGGTGTTACATAATAAGACCAGATGTGCGCCTCACCAGACGAAGTGTCCACGCCAAACATAGTCCCATGTCCTCCGCCGAGAATCCACATCATATCGACGAAAGTACCATCAAGCGTAGTTCTATAAATATTGTATGATTGTTGTCCACCGACTTTACTTTTTTTACTTCCATAATATTCTTGCGACCAGTATATATAACCATTTTCCACGTCTATTTGCGCACATTGCATAACCGATAAATTTACTTCTATCCCAGCAGGGAATTCGCGTGGAAGTTCAGCATACATATAACTTTCTTCTTCATTAATCATTAATATACTAGCTTCACTTCCTTGATTGACCGAACATCTAATAGTGGCATTGATAAAAACGTCTTCTCCAGAGATATTAACAACATTACCTACGCCTATCTGTGCTTCTTCCCAAACCAAGTCGTGTGTACCGTCGTTGTTTATCTTCTCCCAAATAAAATCACCACGCTCAATACTATTCGTTATGTTTGTTTTCCCATCGTAAACTCTTGCAATAAGTTGTGTAGTGCCAGCGTTATTTTTAAAAGTAGAACCACTCGTGCTAAATAATTCTACTTTCCACGTCTTCGTTTCTTCTATTTGTTTTTTAGCTTCTTCAATTTGCGCTTGAAGTTCCCAAATAGCCAGTGGTGTGACGTTTTCCAATTCGATATAATCACCAAGAACAACCTTGTTTTTAGACGGATCACTAAAAGAAGTTGTCTTTTCTATGATTCTTGCAGATAAAGTTATATCCATGTCCAAGTCGACTACTCTTACTGTGTCTCCAAGTGTGACTTGGTGTGGCTCATAGCCTAACATCTCTGCTAGTAATATCACGTCTACCTCATATGTGGATAAAGGATGATTAACTTTTTCAAGCTCTAGTAGCGCCCAATCTTTTAAAGCTTGCGCGTTTGTTATTGTATCTTTTGTTATGACCCCTTTTAAATATTCTCTGCCATCGTTGTACAGCCAGTTCGCTTCATCATCATAAATATAATTTAAACCATTATTCACTGATTTAATTGTTAAACTGTCTTTACCAAGCGGGATAAGAGCAGTGTACATCGTTTTATCAGTTGTAATTCGTTTAAGACCTTGAATGTCTCTTGCGTACTCAAATCGTTTCGCAGTATTGTTGCCTCGTTCGTCAACTAAATCAAATTTATAATTAATGATTTGACCACCAAAGCTTTCTACGTAAGCATCAATTTCTGCTTTATATTCTGCAATAACTTGTTGTAATCCAGCTTGAGCCGTTATATTGTCTGCAAATTCAATAGTGCGTATTTGTCCAACAAATTCTCTCTTACCAATTGACCATCCTGTCTGTTGTAAAATATATTCAAGCGCCATGTCAGCTCTTATATCAGTCAGTAATTTATTGGAAATAATAGTTGCATTTAAATCATAAATAAATGCATTTTCTGCTGTTGCTTTGATGTATCGTCCTTGCATATTTAACCCGTTTTCAGATTCATAAATACGAAATAATCGTAACTTAGCTTGTTCGTCTTCAAACAAAATATAATTACCTTCGTGAATATGTTCAGCCATTTCATGTTCTGCGGGGATGGTAACAGTGTATGTGTCATCAAAGTTTTCAAGCTTCTCATTTCTCTCATCATCCCAAAAAGGACACGAAAAAGGCATGTCATTAGATAACACGCCTACAGTTGTTCTTTGTCTATTTAGAATTGTTAACATTCTATACCTCTCCTAATATGTCGTCGGTCTGTATTCTATGGACCACTCCGCTCCTTCGCTGAAAGCCACTGGAGTTTGATAGCCGCCAAAAAACGAAGGAAATGAACTTCCGATTGCTAAATTTTCCATGAACACTGAACCATTTTTCATTATGACCCCAGCTTCACAATCAATCATAATTTCATCACCTTTATGAATAATAACCTCTGGATTATTTTTAATATCTGCCTCTGGATTAACTTTTTGTACAACCAAGTCACAAAAAACAACATCATTGTCTTTGTAAGTTTGATTATTAAAATCTTCTGGAATATCCATTTTTGCCATGTAAATTCCGATGCCTGCTAACTTAGTAGCAAATTTGTTATTTGAGTCTTTCCATTTGTAGGTTCGTTTCCAAGCTTGACTACCTTTATCGTTCAATTTAACTATTTCCGCAATAAACAACTGTCCACGCTTTTCAATAGATAGATTAAAGTACGCATCTGAGAATTCATTATAGTTATTTCCGACTTCATACGTCGTGTTTATTGTTTTCCAAACTTGCTTAGTCTTTGTTTTACCTTTTTCTGTATACTTCACTGTTTGTTGTACTTTTTTTGAATAAACCACTTTCGTATTCTTTTTCTTAACTACTTTCCCCTCAGTTGCAGCAAAAAGGTATCTATCTTTCGTTGTTCTCCCAATCTCTAGTCCCAAATTCATAGCTCTCCCATTTTGGGCATCTTTAATCATAAATTTACCAATGCGTTTGCTATCTTTGTCTAATAAATACAATTCTATTTTTGTTCTAGCGCGTGGGTATTTTTGAGTAATATTTGCCAATCGAGCGGTTACTTTCCAATTGTCTAATTCTGACGTCAACATTCGTTTCATTACAGGACCTCTCCATGATTTGTAAGGCGCGGTTTCTGTTTTTTCACCATAGGAATTTACACGAATGGTATTTATAGTTTGTTTAAATGAACTTGTTTTCGCAGGCTTACCATTTTCTAGCTCCCAAGTAATATTACTTTGCCCAATACCATCCCACAAAGTCATGTCATTTGCTCTATCGGACAACACGTTCTCATACATTTTCACAGCTGTTTGTCCTGTATCGGGGTCAATATCAGCCCCTAGAAATATATAATCATCATCTGTTGCAAATGATAGACTAGTTAAATCGTCGGTTGCTATCGCATGAATAATTGGACTTGTTGATTGTGAACCCGCCACCTCGATTATAGCCGGGCTTTCTGGTAAACTAATTTCTTGTTGTTCTCCATATCCACGAGGATCACTACATATAAATGTAATGGTTGTTGTATAATTATCTGTCTGTAATTCTGTTAACTCTGCCATTTGGGCAAAATGACCGTAATAAATCCATTCCGGTTCATCATCAAAGATTATTTCGCTTTCAAAACTGTTAGTTTGGATGATTAAGTTATTAAGATCGTGTGCTATTTCTACTCGTTCAGTTTCCGATTTCCCCATAAGCGTAATATTAATGTCAAAGCTTCTAGTACCAACGGAATTACCAAAAAAGTACCCACCAATTTTGGCAGGTACTTCTTGGATATTCTCAGTGATATTGATTGCATTTCTTTTGATACTATTAACAACTGCTGGAATGTCATTGCTATGAATTCCGGCGTACGTAAATCCTATTCTAGTCACGTTTTCTAACCCCCTGAACTCGGTCTTTTCTACTTATACGATTGTTCTGCATTTTTGTAATTGCAGGTTCCACTAAACTTCCGACCTTATTTGTGTCCATGTATACGTCACTATTTTTTTGAAGTAGTTGCATCAAAATCTGATTCTGCTGTTGAAGCAATAAAATCATGTCAGAATTGTCAGGACTATTGACAACAACACTTCCTCCATCGTTCATTCCAATGATTTCTTTTGTTTTTTTGATTAATTGAACCGCTCGATTTTTCCGAGTAAGCGGTATGACTACTTCCGGCTTATTGTTCTCAGCAACTTCTATCATTTCATTTTTCTTTACAAAACCACCATTAGCAAATCTACGATGTCCTCGTGGTCCCCAGCCTCTTTTTCCGTATGGAAGGTCGTTTCTCCACGACGAGTTATTGAAGAATGCCAGTAACTGGTCATAACCAGAAAAAATATTATTATGACCTTTCATTCTATATGCATTGAATGTTTGTGGGATATATTGAAGTAACCCTTTAGCCGGATTACCTGATAATGTATTAACATCCACAACAGCAGATGACTGAGTTATTTTTTCATTCCCGCCAGATTCACGATGAATTTGTGCAATAATGCCTTTTAATTCACTACCGGACAAATCCACTTTCATGGCTAGAGCCGCTTTCTTAATAACACTAGACCACGCCGAAGCACCTTTCCCAGCCGGTCCTGCCACTGGCGCAGTTTCTTTAAAACCAGACAGCATTTTCTCCAAAGGTGCGCCGATACTGTTTTTTAAATAGTTCAGCATGTCAGAACCTAAATTACCATCGTTACCCATTTTAACGCCAACAGACAAGCCACCAAAAAGTTTATTTAAATTTTTGATAGGATGCGCTGCCCAGTCAAAAGCTTTTTTAGAAAAATCAACTACTTTTCCAGCTACCGCTTTTGTCCCATTCCAAGCGTCACTTAAGAAATCATTGATCGTTGAATTGCCACTTGCAAACCCAGGTAATGTTTTACCAAGTCCACCTTGCATGACTTTTTTCGAATCTGCATGATTCAAAATTTTAGTACCTGGCGCAACATGCGTTATTTCTGCACCATTCGCACCTAAAATCTGAGCTTGTGCTTTGCGTTTATTATATGCAATCTCAAATCCTTCTTCGCCAGCCATGATTTGTCCGGATGCATTGTTAGAACCTGTGTAATCCATTGCTAACTGACTACCATATGAGGTTCTTTTGCTAGTGTTTATTTTTTTTGTGTCATTATTATAACCTTTTGGCTTCCATTCAGGAATAGTAGGTAAACTAAAAAACTTTAATACTTTATTTATTCCGCCGGTAACAGAGTTAATCACACCTGCTAAATTAACTTTAAAATTATCCCATTTCGATAATGATTGACCTGTTTCCCAGTCAACTTGGTTTAAATGACCAGTAGCTTGTGATTGAGCTTGACTGACTACTTGTTCGTGCATTTCGGTTGCCGCTTTTACGGTTTTATTCTTTTGGCTCCTAGCTTTTCTTACAATATCATCATGTTGTTTCTTAGTAATAGTTCCATTTACATAGTATTCTTTATCAGCTGCAGCAACTACATCCTTATATTTCTTGTTAGCTTCTTTTACTGCTCCATCTTTTGCTCTCTTCGATTCGCTAACCACTTTCGAAGCTTGTTCTGTACTTAATTTTCCACTACTGTCTTTCAGTTTTCCTAAAATTAATTTTTGCTCTTTTGCAGACTTACTCAAAGAACTAACCACAGCGGTTTCTTGTTTTTTAGATATTGCTTGAATTTGGTTACTATATATTTGATTACTAGTTTTACGTTGATTTGCAGCATTACGTTTGATGCTCGTAATTTGCTGTTCCTCCGAAGCAGTTAAAACTCTACCTTCCTTTGCAGCTTTTGCGTTAATTGCTTTTATGTCTGCTTTCTCTTTCTTTGTAATACCAGCATTTTTAGTAGCCATGTCTTCATTTAGCTTTTGAATTTGTTCATTGTTTTTCTTCACTTCATCTAATGACAATTTTTGTATTTTTGCTTGCTTCTCTTTAACCGCTTTTATGTCTGCTTCTGATAACATGCTATTCTTTGACAAAGTATTTAAATTCTTATCAGTACTTTTCTTAGTCTTCTCAAAGGATTTCTCGACTAACGCAACCATCCCATTATAATTTTTGCTAATTTTATCAGATGTTGATTTAGTGATTACATCCCCGGACATTTCCAAATACTTTAATTCAGAGATTGCGTTTTGAGACATAGTTTTATAAGAGTTTACATTTTTTGCTGTATCTTTACTAATACCTTTTCCGGAAATATCCGTTTTCAAAGGATTAGCAAACACATCTTTTATAGCCGCATATCCTGCTTTCGCCATTTTAATTTGATCGTTAATTTGATTAACTGGATTCAATAGAATAGGATGTTCTTTTGCTGAGAATGAAAGTGCATCCCAAATCAAATCGAATTTAGCTTTATATTCAGGTATTTCCTTCTGTATTTTTTTACCGAATGCCTGCCCAAATTTAGTTCCAGCAATACCTCCTATCGCCGCACCTACAGCTGTTCCAATTCCTGGAGCAATTGCTGTTCCTATAGCGGCTCCTGCTGCCCCGCCAGCTAAGCTCCCACCAGCGCTACCAGCTTTATCGCCAGCATTTTTCTTATTAATACCAATAAGTTGTGTTGCAGATAATGCAATTCCTAGACCAGGTAATGCCTTTCCAACGCCTTTCAAACCAGCCCCGATTTTTCCGAATTTGCTATAACTCGCAATATCGCCTGCCATATCAGCTGTAGATAATGCTTTTGCTCCTTTGCTTCCTTTAAAAAATGAGCCAGCTTTACCTAAGAAACCTTTACCTTTTCCTCCACCGACTGGCAAAGCATTTCCAGCAAGTTGCGTAGTCGCAGCATTAGTTCCGGCAGCGACCGAGTTTTCTGCTAACGCGGCTGTTAGTTTCTTTACAGGTGAGATAGCAGCTGCTGCTCCTTTTGCAATAAATCCAAATGCTAGTCCAGCCACCGGAATCGCTACCGCAACTACACCTGCTGTGGAGATAACCGTTTTAGTACTATCATTCAATCCATTAAACCAATCAGCTGCTTGTTGAATATACTTTCCTAGACTACGTAATACCGGTGTCAATGATGTTCCTATGCTTATTGCAAAAGTTTCAATTGCACCAGAAATTTCTTCAATAGTACCTTTCAAATTATCCATTTTCATTTTAGCTACATCGTCTGCAGTTACTTTACCCATTTCAGTGTGCATTTTTTTTATTCCTTCTGCGCCTTCACGATAAGCAATATTCCCAGCACGAACTGCATCGGAGCCAAACATAGCACCTAGCGCCGCACTACGCTGTTCAGAATTTAAGTCTTTTAGGCTACTTTGCAATAAACCAGATATTTCTTCTGCTGATTTCAATTCCCCGTTTGTATCGTAAAACGCGGAGTGAACCGCTCCAGTAGCAACTGTTAATTCTTCAAATTCCTTGTTAACTTTAGAAGCGCTTGCTTTTGGACCTGCTAAACTTTTAGCTAAATCTTGAATTTGTCCCATTAATTTATCTGTATCGTTAGAAAGTGGTTTTACACCATTTTCTTGCAATACTTTCATGGCAGTTTCATTGTCCACAATGCTTAAACCGAGAGCATCAAATTGTTCCCATGCTGCCTTTGTTGTAGGGTGTAATCTTTGTAGCATAGTTTTGAGAGAGGTACCCGCATCGGAACCTTTTAAACCATTTTGTGCGAATACTGCTAACATTGTAGATGTATCATCAAATGACAGACCAACGCCACTCGCAACAGCAGAAACTTGTTGTAAAGACAATTTCATTTCTTCTACACCAGTGGCAGAAGCATTTGCCGCACCAGCTAGAATATTTGCCGCATCTGCCACGCTTAAATTATCATCCTTAAATGCGTTTAAAACTGTAGCCGCGATTTCTGCCGCTGAAGCTAAATCTAACTCACCCGCTGTTGCTAATGAAAGCGCGCCTGAAAGCCCGCCATTGATAACATCTTTTACTGAAAGACCTGCCTTTAAAAGTTCTTCTTGTGCCTGCGCGGCTTCTAAGGCGGAGTATTTCGTATCTGCACCTTGTTGAATAGCGAGTTCTCTTAATGCATCTTTATATTGATTTACCTCGCCAGGGGACATAACAGAAAGAGTATTTGACATTTGTTGTTCAAAATCAGCCGCTTTTTTGGTAGCAAAACCTAAACCAAGCGCAACTGGAGCCATATACAAACTTCCTTTTTTCCCAAAGGCGACAAGCTTATCACCTGTTTCATTTAACTTTCTTTGATACTTGTCTAAATCTTGAGTCACCGCTCCCCACGGTGAACTTTTAACAGCTTGCTCTCTCTTGAATTTCTTATAAGATTCTGTCGTAGTATCAATCTTTCTTTGCAAATTATTGTAATTTGCAACTTCATTGTTTACTGCTTTTTGTCCAGCTGATAAAGCTTTTGGCATTTGTTGTAGTTCTTTGTTAAGTTTGTTATACGCTTTTTGATTTGAGTTGACTTCTTTTTCCGCTTCTTTTAATTCTTTTTCAGTTGCATTACCAGATTTAGAAAGCTGTTCAAAACGTTTTTTTGACTCAGTCAACGTTTTATTAGACTCTTTCAACTCTCCATTTAAAGAAGCATTTCGTTTTTCTAAATCTTTAAAATCGTTTTTAGTTTGAGAAACCATTTTGCTCTGAACAGATAACTTTTTATTAAGTCCATCCAGTTCTGTTTCATATCGAGATAAGGTTTTTTCTCCTTTGCCAAATGCCGAAAGGTTCGCTTTCATTTCGCTATTCACAGAACCGAGGGTCCTTTTCAACCCTTTCATTCCCTCATCCACTCTAGTAGCATCTAGATCTAGGTTAATCGACAATCCTTGAAGTTTATTCATTATTTACCCCCTTCCTCGATTGACATCTTGATATTGTGATACAAAGTCAACAAGTGAAACTTTGTTATTTTCTGATTTTGCTTCTTCTTTTTCGATTATCAGACGACATAACTTTTTGTATTCTTGATCGTCTGTTTCTCGAATTGTCCAGCCATACTCTTTCATGCAGTAACGCCTAATTGCATCGAGATCGGACAAAAACTCGGTAAGCGTTATTACTTTGCTTCTTCGTCTTCGTCATCTTCAACATCGTACTCTTCTGGTGAAATTTCTCGAAAGACAGACACCAAAGTATCGTTTAATTTTTTGGAAGGAATATTTTTTTTAAGAAAATCCACGCTCAAATTCTTGTCGTTAAATAATTTAACTATGAATTTCAACTGCATTTCTAGAATCATCGTTTTTTTAGGATCATCAGAAGTGTTAATGTATTCTCTAATTTTTTCTTGCATTTTCCAGTAGTCTTCTAATTCAATTACAGAGGTATCTCCTCTCTCATAAAGCTCTTTCTTTTTTGCTTCTTTGTTAAAAATTTCTAATTTAATCATGTTTTCTCCACCTTTTTTATGATTTTTGTCAATAAAAAAAGAGTAGGAGTTCACCTACTCTTAAAATATTTTATCCTTGCGGTATTACTGGTGTTTCAACAAAACCAGGAAAAGCCATTTTATAAATTTTATCTCGGAATTCTTCGCCCACAGCCATAGCAAAAACGTCCCCAGCGTCATTATAAACAAATTCGCCAGTGAGACTAGTTGCCTCTGGTTCCTTTGGTTTATCCTCAGATGTGTTTAATTTAACGTCATCTTGTCCATATTTCCCTTTTAGTAAAGCAAAGAATACCGGTTCCCCTCGCAATGTTTCACTTTCCATCACGCATGAAGCGTATGGTGGATTAGTGTTTTTCCCAACAGTTACAATACCATCTGCGTTCTTTTGACGACCTAATAACTCTTGTCCTAATTCGAAAGGTAGTTCCATAATACTAATCGTTTGCTTAACATCACCAGAACCTTTTTTGGAAATGTAGTACGGACCATTGGATGCAAAAACTTTAATAGCCTCTGCATCAAGACCAGAAATATCCGCTTCGACCGTACCACCTTTTTTATTCTTACCATTTACTTCTACTTTTTTTGTTACTTTTTCATCTTTTTCATCAAAAATACCGAAAGTCGCTTTTTCAAATCCGATTGTTGTAATCATTTATTTCACTCCTATTATTTTTATTGATATAGCTTGTATGGCAATCCACTGTATTTTCGTGCATCTACAAACCGCCCTGTTTCTGGGAAATATTCATCCAATCCACCAGCGAGTTGCCCAAAACCTATTCGTTTCATTTCTTTTCTAACTTCTTCTTGTATTTGTTTAACAATTAATCTATTGTCAGATTGTACATCGATTTGTACTAAAAAATCTTCCCACACAGCCTCGTTACTAGAAAAATTTGTTGGTACTGGAACATCTAAAGGAATGATTAACAAGAAAGTTTTGTTAGAATCACCCGTGCTTGGAAAATCATAATATTTTATTCTCTCTTCGCAAGTAGTGTGAATGATATCGTTTTTACTTAATGTCGTATATATGATGTTCAAAATATCAATCATAATTTATCACCTATTTTCTTCTGTACAATTGCCCTATAAGCTCTTTCAGATATTCTTAGTGACCTGGCAACACTACCTGTTCCGGCTGGTGTGATTTTTTTACCATTCCTTGTATAACCATACTCGTTGAGATGAATTATTTTGTACCTGTCTTTAGGACCTTTCCAGTCAATCTTTATACTTCTTACCCCATTGTCATACGAAGGTTTTTCTATATTAATCTCATCAATCGATGCACCTGTGTCTTTAAATTGAACAAATTCACTTTTAAGCGTTTTTGCAACAAGGGCTGCGCCTGCAATTAAAGCAGGGTCTACTAATTGTGGCAAGTTTTCTCGTCCAAATATACTAACTAACTGTCTTTCCAACTCTTCTACTCCAGTAACTTCTACACTCATGTTTGAACCCCCAGAAGCACATTTACAAAGCTATTACTTTGCAAGTCTGGGCTAACATCAATCACATTAAATCTTTTGCCCAAATAGCGATAATCTAATATTTCTACATAATGTTTGTTACTAACTGTATATTCACCTTTAGTGTCTCGAATATTAATTGTGACAGCTTCTTTTGTTCCCGTGCCATGTAAAATTTCTAAATCTTTCATGGATGGTTTATAAACTTCTGCAAAACATTCGAAAAGAGTAATCTTTTCTATTTCACCTGGTGAAGGACCACTTACCGGCTGATATTCAAAAAAAACAACCGGAGTACGTAAATCGCCACTCTGAACTTTTTGAGGTTTAAACTGAAACTTCATCAGATTCACCACTTTCATCTGCATAGAGAGAGAAGCCTAAGCTAGTTATTTGTGATTGAAAGTTTTCGTTGAAGAATTCTATCGAATCATTATACGCATATCTAGTACGATCAATGACCAATTCTCTTGCCCTAACATGTTCATCTACATTAAACAGCCCGCATTTTTCTTGTAAATCAGCAATAGAAAAAGATAGCAACTCTTTTAAATTGCTATCTTCGCTATTGTGAGAAATGTGCATACGCTCTTTAAATTTTTTAAGAAGGTCATCTGATACTTCCATGTACAGCACCTACTTTTTTTTATCTTTTTTTGGTTCATCCAATCGTTTTAAAAAAGAAGCTCCCAAATTGTCAGCGACTTCATCTGCACGTTTTACAGTCAATTCAATTTCAGTTCCTTTTTCATATACTTCTTTTGTTTCTTTGTCTTTGAATTTCTTTAATACTTCAAATTTAGCCATTTACAATCACCCTTCCGGAGTTTGATCTGTTGGTTTGATATTTAATGTCCACACAGCGGCAGCTTTTTCGTCTTTGGCTTTACCATACGCAAATTGTTTTGCAGCATATAAGTTAAGATCTTCAAATGCAAGCGTTTGGTCAAAAGTAGAAATATTCAATGCTCCACCAACAAGTGCATCATAACGTTTTGCAACATAAGAAATAGCTTTCTTTTCTGGAACGAATAATGATTCAATGATATTTAAATTGTAAGGCAAAGCAGTCACATACACACCGTTTGCATTTAAGCTTGTGTACTGTTTTTTAACGTCCCAAGCATCTGTAGGATTGACTAGTAACGTAACTTCACCAGCTACATTTAGTGGCTTGCCATTTTCTTTTACGGAATGATATTTATATACATCTGTTAATTCATTAACAGTTACCTTAGAGCTAGCAAATGTCAGTGTTCCAGATGCAACTTTTTCTGGATATACACCATCTACTACGTTAGTGCCTTTTCCAACTTTGCGAGTTAGACCAACAGGTTTATCTTTACCATCACCAATAATAAACGCGCTTTCTAACGCCACTGCGAACGCTTCTTCAATTTGAGTAACTACAAAACGTTTCACCCATACAGGTCCAAAATTTTCAAGGTCTTTAGGAACTACTACAAAAGCGGTTAATTTATTCTGAATAGATTCTTCTTCACTGAATGTAGCATCCAATTGTCCTTTGATTTCACCAAAGATTTTGCCCCATACAGCAAGACCACTAGTTTCGGATTTTAAGAACTTAGTACGTAAACCGGTTGTACGCATTCCAATAGATGCAAGGAAAGGATGTTCAGTTGTTAGATCTTCAAAAATTTCATCCACGACTGTTTGTGGTAGCAATGTTTCTTCTTTGTAACCAACTTCTTTATTAATATCATTGAAGAATTTAATTTCTTCATTCGTGATATTTTTGTCTGTTCGGCTAGCTGAAATATACTGGTCCGCCTCTTGACGCGCTTCTTTTTTGGCTTGATCCATAATATCAGCAGCCATTGCATCTACCATTTCCACATAAGCCTTGTTTTGAATTTCTTGTGTCTCTTCGTTTTTAACAGTATTGACAAAAGCTGTTCGTTTTTCCTCGTAATTTACAAGGTTGTTTTTTAATTTGATAGTCATAATCTATTTCCTCCTATTTTTTAGTATTAAAAAAGAAACCGTTTGAAAGGATGTATATTTTCTTTTTTCGGCTTCTCTTCTTTATCATTTGATTGTTCTAACTTATTTATTACTTTTCCTACAATTGCATCGATATCTAACTGCGGCGGTTTTATATTATTTATGATTTTTTCAATTGCATCCTGTGGGATTACCGGCGAGAGACTGGCAACTAACTGCGGTGCTTTTTCATTAGAAAACATTACTTCATCAGCAAAGCCAGCTTCTACTGCTTGTTGTGCGTTAAACCAAGTAGTTTCGCCCATAAGGTTTAATAGTTCGTCCATGTTCTTTCCAGTCTTGTCCATGTAAGCATTTGCCACAGATACATTGAAACCTTTTGAAACCTTTGCTTCATGTTCAAGATCTCGATAATCACCAAATACTCCGGAAGCGACATTATGCACCATAATTTGGGCTGTGGGACTAATTTCCACTTTATCTCCTGCCATCGCAATGACCGAAGCCGCACTAGCAGCTATACCTACAACTTTCACATTTACAGTTCCGTTATATCCTTTCAATGTAGTATAAATTTCACTACCAGCATATACATCACCACCGCCAGAATTGATAATCACATCAATCGATTCATTGTTTTCTGGTAAAACGATGTCTCTTGGGCTAGTACTTTCCATATCAAGCATGTCATAAATCCATTTTTGATTATTTGAAATAATCGTTCCTTTAATCTCCAACTTCATTCATTCTCACCTCCTTCATCAGCTGACTGATAGTTTTTAGTAATTAAATATTTATCTAATTCCGGATTATCTACTCGTTCAGCGCCCAATAATTCTCGAACTTCATTACGATTAAATGAACCAGAAGCAACCAACTTATCTACAGCTTCTGCATTTTCTATAATGTCTTTTTTGTGTATGATTTTGATATGTTCACCTGCTAAAAACTCGCTAGAAGTAAATAATTTAGCGTTTAATTCGTCTTCTAGTTTTTTAGTGAGTGGATCAATACAATATTCCATATAAGCTTTCATATTGTTACTCAAGTCTGCCATGTCACCATGCAATAAAGAAGAAGGAATGCCGAGAATACTTGCCACATAATCAATCATTTCTTTACGTAACTTTTTAACTTCATCAAAACTTTGACTATTATTCACGCTTGTTGTTCCAAATTCTTCATAATTGAAGCCTTCCAATTGAGGAACAATCGCAATTTCGTTGTTGCTAAACGAGGCGTAGACTTTGTCAATGTATTCTTGTAGCTTTATTTGTTTATCTTTATCTGCAACGCCTGCCATTTTGAAGTTGACAGCTCCACGAATTTGAAAGTTGCGCATTTGTGCGCGAATCATTTTTCCAAACAACTCTCCATAATCCTCGAACATCCCATCTGTGAATGCCGACAATCGTTCATTTCCATATTCTAAGAAAATAACATCATCCATGCTGAACTTTCGCTCGTAACAATAATTTTTCACTGTAACTCCTTCGAAAATGTCTGGAAATAACGCAAACTCGTTTCTCACATAACTATCAGCAATTAAAAAATCGTCTGTATCTGAAAGGACAATTAAGCACTCATTATCATAAATTAGCTTATAAATCACTTTCTCCCAAAATGAGCTTGAACTCATATCTGTATTTGGACGAATGTTTAACTTATAATACAATTTATCCCGCACGCTAATTTCTCCATTTTTTAACCTAAAATCAGATTTTGCAATGGTTCTCGCGATATGTTTTACACATGTATTTAAAGCCATTTTCTTTAAATATACTTTTGTAGTTTTGTCCTCTAAAAAGTCTAAATCCCACATCCACTCAATTTCTTTGTTTCTTTTAAACAGTTCTGTAAAGAGTCCCAATTTATCACCTCCTTGTGCTATAATCACCTTAAAATAGGGAGGTGATTATATTGCGTTTAAATCAAGACTGCGTTCGTCAAGTTATGCTAGATATAGAAGAAAGAATGCCTTATGGTGGATATTTAGCCTATAATCAATTGTTAGACTTTAATGCACACAAGCAATTTGGTTCAGATGACGTAAACTACTGTATAGAAAAGTTAAGCGAAGCTGGTTTCTTAACAACTAGAACTTTCATACAGTCGGGTTCTAAATACGATGTTTCAATAGAATCCATTACCTGGCAAGGTCATCTATTTTTAGATAATATCAGAGACAATGAATCATGGAAAAAAGTAAAACAAATAGCTGACAAAGTTGCTTCTGCTTCGCTGTTAGTAACTGCAGAACTAGCAGGAAAGTATGCACTTTCCACCATATCAAAACATTTAGGTCTATAGTTATTCAGCTTAAAACGCAATCGCGTTAAGCATGTTCAATACCTCTTCTACATCAATATCTTCTATTTCATCCGCACGCCAAAGAGCATGGACAAAAGCCTGAAATCCATCAGTTTTACGTCTATGCTCGTCTTTTTTAAGATACTCTTTATTCCCATCCGGTTTGATTTTCACTGCAACATTATTTGTATACCATCGCATTAACGGATTATCTCCAAACACAATACGATGATTAGCAAATAGTGTTTCAATTCGCGGAGCTAGCAAACTATGAGCTGCACGTGGATTTCTAATAATCTCCAGTTCGAATCCTTCTGCTTCAAACAGCGGGCGCATCAGGTCCATTCGGAAATTATCTCCAATTACTTTTTGAATACCATATGTTTCTCGCATTTCAACAAACCAATTGACCACATGACGAGGGTCGATTGTAGGTTCATCTACAATGGTCAATAATCCCTGTTTTTCCCATTCTTTAATGGGTGGTTTAAGGTTTGCGATATCCAAATATCCTTTTCTAGCAAAGGAATGCGTTTTCCAAATATAATCGTCGCCTACACGAAACAGCAATCCAACAGCCGCAAAGTCCTTAACGCTTGCATAGTCAAACGCACCAATACAAGCTCGGTTTTGGAGTTCTGGCATTTCTCGGTTAGTTGCGAGAATATCTTCCCACGGTGCTACTACCTTTTCCAAGTCTACTTCTGGAAGGTTCATTCGTTTAGTCATGAATGCTTCTCTGCCGCTTGGATTATTCGTTAATGCTTCATATTGTTTTCTAACTTTATTTAGTAAGCGTTTAGAACGAGGACTTAATGACTTTTCAAAAGCAGGATTTGCTTTTTCCCACATATCTTCATTCTTGACTTCCTCTGGATTATCTAGCTTACAAATAAAAGGAAACATGCGATCATTAAGATTTTCACCACTTAAAATTGCTTTACTACGTTCTTCCAACTTGTCATAAAATCCCGCTCTTACAAATCCATTAGTGCCAATAAAAAATTCTCTGGGATTTGCGACTTTGCCAAGTCCTCCAGAGAATACATCAATTATTTGTCTATCTTCATATTCATGTGTTTCATCATAAATAACACAGCCTTCACGACCACCATCTTTAGTTTTTGCATTTGACGTTTGAAATTTAAAAACACTGTTGGTTCCTTTGCCAATAATCTGTGCTTTCCACGCGTCAAAGCTGCCTTCCAATTTAGGATTTCCGTCTATTGTATTAAATACTTCTTTAAAACTAACTTTCGCTTGGTCTTCGGAATTCGCTACTACCGAAACATCGTAATTGTTAATCCCATGTAGCGGACTTATAAAATAATTTGATAATGTACTTATAAACCCGTTCTTACCGCCACCGCGACCAAGTGTTATAAAGAACTCTTCATAAAACAGTTCATTGTCTTCTTTAAAATATAAAAAAATAAATGGTGCAATAAACTTTTCCCAGTTATCCAAAGGAAAGTACCATTTTTCACTAAAAGCAATATAATTTTCTATTTGTGTCTCATCAAAATATATATCATCTCTACTAAGAACATGTTTTTGTAAGTAATTTATTAGATCGATTCGCTCTTTATTGAGTAGTATTTTTCCACTTTCATACGACTGTATATAGTTATCAACGTGTTTATTTGATATCATATCAAGTCACTACCATCTTGATTATCATTTTCGCCTTTGAATATAAAAGAACGTTCAATAGATAATAATGAAGTGTTGATTCGATTTTTTTCTTGTATTGCTGGATTAGTTTTCGTGAATTTTTGCGAGCCGTTTTCAGTGACAACAACAGCACCATCCACTTCAATGCTTTTGTCTAACTCGTAATATATACGTATTAAATTAATATAACGATTAACTTTTTCGAGTTCTTTCTGACTAGTAGTATCAATATTTGATAACAATTCTTTTTCCAATTTCTTTATGTTATATTCCACTTTCAACCCTCCCTCCTTCATGAGACTTTTTAATATTTCTGCGGAGAAGACCCCCACACCGTTCCCCAGAGCCAAATTAAAGAGCAAACCTTTGACCCGGGGTGTCACCATCGTTCATCATTCACCCATTTATTTGTCTTCCTTCTAAATTGAAAGCGATTATGTTTTTTGTTATGACACTTTATACACAGAGTAGTGAGATTATCTATATCAAGCGCAAGTTCAGGATGATGTTCTAAATCCTTAATATGGTCTACATCGAGTCTTTTATGCTTGTCTGGGTCGTGATAATCAGTAAACACCTTGCCTTGGCTCTTGCACTCTTGGCACTCATAGTTGTCACGCTTTAATACTTCTTTACGTATGCTTACCCATGCCTTTGACTTATAGAATGTATGACGTTCTGCTTGTGTTAGCATTAGCATCTAGTCTCTTCACTATTCATTTCTGCAATCTTAGCCAGATTACTTTCAGTAGATAATGAATCTCCAACATTTATACATAGTCTTGAACCTTCATTGTCTACATCAATATATACAATGTCTAAGTTTAATCTTTCGGTTGGTTTAGTTTCAAGGTATGAATCTGTTACCCATAACAACCTAAGTGATTCTAAGGCTTGATGTGGCAATTGTCCGTAGTCATCACCTTCATACTCTATAATAGGAACATCACCTTTGTTTGGTATACGAATGCTTAAATAGTCTTGTCTATTATTTGTAGAGCCGCTTGCCAATGATTTCATCACTATCACCTCAATCATTTAAAAAGTCCAGCACGCAACGTACTAGACTTCATTGTTCTATGTATCCGTAGTTATAAAACCAGTAGACTTCTACGGTGACGAACGTCTTCGTCTTGTCTTTACCTCATTATCTTGCTAATACCCGTAGGCTGAGGTTCTATAGACTGGATCTATATACTCGGCAAGGATTTGCACCTTGCAGGAAGTCAACAGTTTACTAGCATAGTTTCTATTTACACACACGCCAGATGCTAGAGTCTATAACGAGTGTGCATGACTTCTTGTAGAACATTACTGATGCGGTTACCTATTTCGCCACGAGTATTGAGATTGAACAAGAAGGTGTCTCTTGTTGGGACTAGTGAGATTGGAATGGGATGCGTCTCCCATCAAGACCAACAACCAGATACAAAGCCTCTGTCCGGCAATATAGCAACCTCCTGCTATATCATCATGTGATTATAGATGAGAAGTGAAGTGCAGACTTAATATATTATTTTATTTGTAATCATCTTCACTTCTCTACTCTATCATTTTACTTCATAAAAACAGTTCAAAACGGGCGTTAAACGGGCAATATATTTTAATATCCTAATCTTTCAGCTATTGAAAGGATGATTGTTTTGTTTCTTCTTCTAGCTGTACTCTCATCCATATTCAACTTACTGGCAATCCATACCCAAGTTGGTTTGCTTCTGTCCCAGTATCTAAACTGAATCAATTGTTTATCCTCGTCATTCAATCTATTAAGCACAGACTCAATTGCATTTATAATATTCTTTAATCTACTTATTTCTTTATCCATTTGCAGTAACATCACACGATCTTCCACTTCATTACTAATATTCCCTGCACTACCACCACCTTGGTTCTCGTCAATGTATTCTCTATGCCAAGCGCCCAGTGTTACATTAACTTCCTTTTCCATCAATTCTTTTTTAGTAGAATGATAAAATCTTAATTCATCTTCAATAAGTTTATATTGCGCTTTACGTAATCGCTTTGACATTTAATCACTCTCCTAATAAAATTCTATCTCACACGTTTTGCCTAACGTTTGTTCAATTAGTTTTTTCAGTTCTTCCTTGTTGACATGCGCCGTGTAATACTCTTCATTTTGATTTCCAAACATCGTTGTGAAGTTAGTAAACTTTTTTAGAAATTCCTTAGCATCTTTTTCGTATTTATCATTTTCAAACATTTTTAACCTTTCATATTTATCTAAACTGATATTTACATATTCCTCCATCATTCACTCTCCATCCATTCAATTAAATCATTCAAATAAAACTGCGCTTTCTTTAAATCTTCAATGCCGTTCTTATGTTCATAACGCGAAACGTATTTAAGTATGTTCCCAGCAACATAACTCGGATAATCCTTTACTTTTGCTTTAATGTAGTCAAGCGTTTCAATACCTCCTGCTTTGTAATGTGCAGGATTGTTTATTTTGTCGTTATTTTCGTTTTTCATAGATACTCCGATGGCAGACATTGCCTTCGCGATATTTGCAGCGTCATTGTGATACTTTGTAACTTTATCTTGCTGTGCTTTGTATTTTTGAATTGGCGTATCAGGATATGCTCTTTCACAATATTCTTTTGACGCCTCACCCAAATAAATATCATATTCTATTATCATTACTGTATCCTTCTTAAAAATGTTCCAACTACTGTATTCTGTAGGTTTTTCTTTATCATTCCATCTATATCCTTCTTCCTCCAAATTAACCATCAATGCGTCATAGTCTTCTTGTGTTTCAACATGATATAGTTTCATAGTTTCCTCCTTGTTAAATGGGATTGTTTCTTCACGGGTCATTTGTTCAATATAAATATCTTGATTAATGAACCATTCGCTTATAAATTTTCGAATACGGGTGAACAATATTATCTCCTCCAAGAGTCCAATAACAGTTCAAGTTCTTCAAGACTATGTCTTTTAAATAATGGTTTTCCAATTGCATAACCATCAAATTTCATTTTTGAGAAACTTTTTAAATTACCAAGGTCTGTAAATATATATTTCTCATTTCCTAATTCAACAATAAATTCATTATTATTTACACTAGTAACATATTTTTCTTTACTTTGTATAAATTCTTCAAATTCATATTTAGTTTCTGCTTGATTTCCACATATAACAAGAAATCTTTTCATCAATATCGTCCCTTCATTTTCCGATGATTGTACGGTTACAAAACCCATTTTGTAACTTGTAACGCTCAAATCCCTTCTGCCAGAACGTGGTTACAGGTTACAAAAAAAACGGCGAAAAAGTTTTTATTTTTGTACTCTTTTCTTAAATATAAATAAATATATATACTTTTTATTAATAAAAAAATGTAACTTGTAACTTTATGGTGTCTAGCTACTGATGCTATGCGGTTTCTGGAAGTTACATTTTGAACCTCGGGTTACATGTTTTTTGTAACTATTGTCAGAATAGTTTTTAAATAACACACAATTAGCACTTCTGATAAATTCTTGCAGTCTTTCCATTGATTTTGACAGGCTTCGTCTCTAAATCTAAAACAGATTTGATTGTTGTGTTCAAAGCTCTTCTGCTCTGAACATTTAATCCATTTTCCTCAGCCCAAAGCTCATACTCTTCGTAAATCTCTGGACCACGCTTACCTTCTACATCTAAAATGTCCAAATCATGAACAAATTCCAGTGTGCTATCATTGTCTTCGTGATATCTTGCGTTGAATTCTTCTACTTTACTTGTTTTCGTGAAGTCCTCATTTTCATAGATTCGAAAATATGCTTCAACTACTAATTTCGTCCAATATTGCAACGCTTTTTCATTTGTGATATTAGATATAAAACGCTTATCTTTCTTGCTCACCTTTGTAAACATTGGCATCCAAGTTACCCGTCGTTTGTAAGAATCACCTTTTTCAAATGATTTGATAATGTGATTACTTGTGAAAATTAATGTAGGTGTCATTTCAACACTTTTCGCATTTCCGTATAACTTTCTCATTTCTACAAAGTCACATGTGGATATGTTCTTCAAGACTTTCATTTGCTCGTTATTAATCGGCTCATCTTGTATATCATCACCTAAGTTTGCTAACCTACCTTGTAATACATTGAAATACCTCTCATCTGTCATGTTTTTAATAGACAATCCTGTACAATTCTTCTGATTTAAAATAGACCTTATAATAGAAAGAAGTGTCCCTTTTCCATTTCCTCCACCGCCTACGAGAATAAAAAACCGACCAATCATTCGTTTTATTTCTTTATCTACAACAAAGCAGTATCCCATCATCTCGAGAACAAACTTCTTGTAATCTTCATCTGAGTCGGTCAAGTGGTTCAAATACTCATCTACTATCTGTACTGCTTCGGTGTCAGGGTCATATTTTGCGTTTATGGAGTATGGTGTGAAATCAGTGTAATCAATCTCAATGAACTTACCATCACGTAAAATCCCATTCTTTAATTTGATATCAAAAACATCATCATCAGGAATCAACTTCGCTCTGTAGTGCATTTGATTGATAACTTCATCAACGTATCTTGTTTTTTGACCATTGCAGTAATTAAATACTAATCTTTTTAACTGATCGTCATCGCTGATATATTCGTTCCCATCAAAGTAGAAAAGTTGTTTCGAATACTTTACAATACGTTTTTCTTTCATTATTAAGTCAGCAATAGCAGCTTCTCCGTCCTTCACTGCTTTTATTTCCATGTCACGTGATATTGTGTCCATTTCATCACGTGGAAGTGGTGTGGCAAATATGACGTTATTGATGAACGTTACTATTCGAGACCATGAAGATATAGTTGCAATTAATGTCCTGTGTCTGAATAACGCTTGATTCCTACCGTCCCCTTCATCCAACCCATTCAAATCAGAAGCTTTTCGAATGCTTTTGAAAATACCAGGGAGTTCTTCACGAATACCACTGTTGTCGATTTCTCTCAGATGACCATTTCTTTTGATAGTTATTGATTTCGTATTGGCGACATGTTTATATTCGACCTCTACACCAAGCGCACATATTCCTTTTGCTCCTCTAAAAGCACTAGGTTTTTTAAAATAGAAATGCGCTCCTCGCTCTGTCCAGACAATCTGTGTTTTTATTTCAAAATAGGAAATAATATCTTTAATTTGCTCCTTACTCAAGTTATCGATATCTATAATCAAGTCAACATCTGTCAGTAAATAACCTGCATCTTGAAATGTTTCATGATTTTCTGATATATCTGCTCCTGATGAGTCGTGTTTTTCTCCTTCTAAATATTCGACATACACATTTATTCCCACCTCTCAATACGTTGTTTCGCTAAATTATAGTAGAAAGTAATATCAATCAATTGATTAAAGTTTTTTAATTTATCACATTCGTCATTCCATACAAGCATATTGTCAGGGGTGTCTGGAAATCTCACCAGTCCATCATCTTGTCTTTTTTTCTGTAACAAAATCCCTTCTTTTCTTGATGCAAATACTCGATTAATCTTATTATATTGTTTACCATCGCTATCAAAAGTTCCTTTATAAGTCCCACCTGCTTGCAGAATGTACTGGAATAGATGTGGTTTATCTAAATTTTCTTGTATTGTAGTCAAAACGTCTTGATTGTTGACAAGATATTCTACTAAACAAATATCTATAATTCTTATACTATTGTTCTTAAATAGTTGGTCTGAATGATAACGACTTACATCCCCACCTTTTGTCTTAATTTCACCATTTTGTAGAGCGATGTAGTTATTTACATCTTTTTGAATCCATAGTTCAAAATTGTCTTCCTCAAGCGTCAAGTGAAAGTCTTCTTCCCATTCCTTCCATATTGTTTTGTATTCATTACTAGAGGTCATAAACGCCACCCCATCGGTATTAATATTTACCAATGTGACGAAGGGTGAAAGACGTTTACAAAGCTCATATAAGGCTATCTGTCCATATACACAGACACTTAGTGCTGCGTTTGGATTATTTAGTAAGGAGTATTGATTTTTCAAGTTACCGTAAACCGAGTTGAGAACTAATTTTAAAGCATCAGATAACTTTTTATCCTTGTGCTTCACTTCAATTCGTTTATTTAAAATCTCATGATATTTATTTGTTGCGGGTCCTAATGCTTGCAGATTGAGGATGATATGAGGATACATAGAAGCTACATCTAATAGTTTTACATTCTCAAATCTTTGTCTAGTTGAATGAACACCATGCAATCCACCAAATCCAAACTGAATATCACAATCAAATTCTTTTATTGTAATACTTTTCTTCTTCTGTTCTTTATCTTGCCAAATATCGACTACTTCTTGAGGTACAAGTTTTAACATTTCATAATCTCCCTCTGGATCATATTCACCAAGTCGAATATCTGACCATTTTGGTGACGGTTTATCCATCAGAACATTTGCACTAATAGTCGTCGTGTTCCATTTATGCGCTTTAGATTGAAGATTATGTGGGAGCATTTCAATTAATGTGTCTTTGACATTGAAATAATTATATTCACGCATTTGAAAGACTTCTATTGTTGTGTCTACATCATAAGAACAGTAATCAATAATTTCTTCTAACTCATCTTCTGTAAGTTTCCTGTCTATTGTAAAGTCCACACTAGACTCTAAAATCATTTTTCCCATGTTTCCCTCAATCTTCTTTAAACCAGGTTTTGCGACATCAATTTGCTGAAAGCAATCAAGAGAATGAATAGATGGGTGTATTCTTTTCTTTCGCTGACCTCCAATTATTTCATCATTTAGTTTCTTTATTTGATGAGTTGTGAAACCATCTAACATTGCTGTCAGTATAAAGTCATCGTAGAAATGGTTATTATAACCGACCAATGTTTTTTCAGATATAAGGTCCTTTATACCTTCAAAATTATTATGAAATAACATGACTAGTTTCTTGTCAATATCTTTAAATACGACAAGTGCGTCTTCTTGGAACACTTCTATATCATAAAAAAGTAGATTGTTCATTTGCCCCTCCTTGTTTAAGAGCGAACACCTTGGCTCGCTCTTAATTTACTTGATTGTCGTTTCGTGATTATTTCTTTTTCTTTGGAAACGGTTTGATATCAGGATAAACAAATTTACCAAAGGCTGACTTAACTTCGACCATTATGTCTTTACCAATCAATTCTTCTTTATTATCGATACTGATTCCAAACTTCTCTTCAAATTTTTCATATTGTTTTCTTTGCTTCTGAGGATTTGTAAACCACTTTTTCATTGTTTCCATGTAATCTGAATAGGTCATATTAGACTGGTAAAGTTCTCCTTCGTATTCAAATTTAATATGAACTCCGATGCCGTCATCTGTAACGTCTTTAACAGTTGATGAAATGATTTGTCCAACCATATCTTTATCAAACTTAGCAATTTGTTCTGATTCCCACAGGCTATTAAATTTGTCATAGGCATAAACATCTCTCTTCTCTCCTACGGCTTTAGATAAATCGTCAAAGGTTAATTGAAAGTACTCTTGACACCATTCTTCTACTTTTGCTGCTTTTTCTTCGTCTGGTACAAATTCGTTTTTTTCTTTGTCAAATACATTCTTATTAAAAATAACTTCTCTTAATTCCCCGCGGTCCATATCAATAAATTGTAAAGTCGCTTTGCCTTCTTTGATTACCACTTCTACCAATTCTAATTGTTCTAATTTTTCACCTTGTGTCATAATTATTTCTCCACCTTTTCAAATTTTATTTTATTTTGTTGCATGAACATTTCTACTAGTTTTACATCTTTCTCGTCAAACAATGTAAATGTAATTTTGCTATGCAGTTGATTATCTTTAATATCATTCTTCGCTTCTTTAATTACTTCCTGCGCTTTGTGTCTATCAGAAACTATTTGCGCACTAACTGCTAAATCCTTTGTTTCTTTATATTCTGCAATAATTTCATCGGCGTAGGGCATCGTTTCGATAACCTTTAATTCAGTCTCGATTTTTGTTAACCATTTGACCATTTCAGACTCAATTTTGTTAATAGATAATGATTTGTTCAAATGTCTATTTTCTATAAAGTCATCAAAAGTGAAGTATGTTTTGAAATCATACATTCTGATACGCTTTTCAAACAATCGTTTTAGTACAAGCTTTTTATCTTCTCTTTCTTCTTCTTCTATTTGCGTCACTTGTTGTCTGACCATTTCATCTGCTGTTTTTACAATGGACACAATTTCTTTTACTTGTTTTTCAAATTCGTTATAAGGTTCCAGCATTTCTTTTTTGATTAAAATACGTTCTGACTCTAAGTTCTTTACTTCTTTATTCACTGCCGCAAGTAATTTTTTAGATTGTTTAACGTTCTCTTCTGTTACCTCAATATTTTCAATCTGCTGTGCTAATAATAATGAGTCGCTTTTTATTTTCTTATACGCAGGAAATAAGATAGACCCTTGCGTAACAACAGGCGATTCGATATTAAATTTAGGCAAAGTGTTCAAATATTATCACCTCTTTTCAAAAAAGCTACAACATCGATATTTTTATGATTGGATGTGAACCAATTCAAAACACCTAAATTTTCATCATAGTTACTTTCAAAATTAGGTTTATTAGCTAATCTGGTAAAGCTCGTTGCTTCTTCAACGTTTGCATTAAACTTTTTAAACTCAACACTGTCACATTCTTTATATAGAAGCAAAATCATCGCTTCTTCCTCTGTCATAACCATTTTTTTGTCCCTCCTTTAGTAAAATCTTTCGCTCTTGTGTAATTCGATTAACTGACTTTCTTTGCTTCGCCTGTTCAAATAGTAGAAAGTTTTGCATTGTTGTGTACTCAAATGTCGCTTACCACCTGTATAAGGGTCATATCCGTACTTGGATTTATTACGAGCCATTTCAAGTTTTTTCTCATCGTGATTACTTTCAATAAACAAATAATCAAATTTTAAATGAGGAGCATTCTCTAGCGAACTTGTATCCGTTGCGTAAATAATGTTTTCACCATCAACACACCATGTGTAACCCTGCGTTATAACATCATGAAAACACTCAAATGGTGTGACTTCAAAGGATGGTAATGTAATCTTAAAGTCACTGTTTCCGATAATATCGATATCATACAATTGTGCTATTTGATAATTACCAATGATAGTTATTTTTGGAAACAACTTCCTGATGTTTTCCAAAGTACTAGAATTGATGTGATCAGAATGAATATGAGTTAACAATAAATAATCAATGTCATACAAATGTTCTTTAATTCTTTTAAAAGGAACACCGCAATCAATCATCACATCATTAACAATCACACAGTTACCTTTACTTCCAGATGAGATAATTTTCCATTCAATCAATAATTATTCACATCCTCCACAACTTTCTTCACTTGATTGCGCGGAATGAAAATCTCACTAAATCCATCGTTATCTTGAAGTTTTAACATTCCGCTTTGGTATGAACCGATTACCTTATAGATTTCACCATCAATAACATATTTCTCTACACCAGTTCTATCCTGCACCTCTACCTTATCGCCAGCAAAAATACTCATTTGATCGCCTCCAATTCGTTTTTATAGTCCCACATATCTTGCGATAATTTATCCAAACCAATCGCGAATCTTTCTAGGTCTTTTGGTGTTTTAATGATTGATCTACTCAATTCTTTGCTTTTTCTGTGAAGCAAACTGTTTGCTTCGTTAATGATGATTTGTTTTGTCATTTTTTCATACCTCCTGTTTTTTTATTACTACTTCTAAAAACTTTTTAACTTTACACATAATAACCTGTTGTGAGATACTTAACGTAAAAAGGATGATTAGAAATATGATTACACCAAACTATGATGGTCAAATCAAAAAAGTGTTAACTGAAATACGAGATAAACATTTTCACGAAGATAATTCTTTTCCTGAATTATCAAGAAGTGATTTGATGGATTTATTAAATGATTGTGAATATCAAGGTTATCTGTCATATAAATCACAGAAACAAAAGCTAATTATTCCATATATGAACGGAGGATTTGCTTTACACCCGTCAGCGTTTGTCACTCGTAACGGTCGAAATTTCATTGAAAAAGGAGATGAATCAATAGTAATGCCTACACATCAATTCAATATCAACAATGTTTATGGTTCTTCATTTGGCGATAATAACTCTGTTACAAATTACTTCTCCAATATTACTATCGAAGACTTAAAGCCACTTGTTGAAAGTATTGAAGACCCTACTGACAAAAAAGAAGGAACAGAGTTAATAAAGACTCTTGAGACAGAAGATATTAAACCTGGTTTACTTAACCGATTTGACAAATTAGTAGGAAAATATCCAAAAATAGCTGAATTAGTCAGTAAAATTATTATAGCAACCGTGTTTGGTAATTGAGGCAGATATTATCTGCCTTTTTTTCTACAAACACTACACGATTCATCATTATTTCGCCACCTCTTTCTCGATAGACCAACCAGAGTCAATATTATTTACTAACCAGTCGTCATAAGCCTCTGTAATCTCTTTTTCTAATTGTTCAAGTGTTAATATATCGAACTCAATATTCAAGTCCGTTTTCAAAAGAAATGTTTCTGTTTCAAGTGATCCGTGCATACCAGTAGAAACGTAGAATCTTACTTTTTTATCGTTCATTCCGCCACCCAACGTTCTTTATAGACATCATCTACTTTTTCTAATTGACCCGAATACACTAAAATGACTTTTATCCAATCAAGACTATTCCAAATTTCCTCTGGATTAGTCGTGTTGTCATGAGGGTGGATTCTTTCCCTCATTTCTTCTATTGCTTCATAATAATCAAAACCTTTAAAATATGGTCTGCCATCTTTAGGACTTGATAATAAATCACCATATTTAGGGCTATAAATGTAATCAATACTTACTTCGCAACAACACCCTGCTGTCCAAACGCTAGTCCCCTTATCGTCAAAGTTATCTGTCATCGTAACGACTGGTAAATCAGGGTTTTCGATAATTAAATTTGCTAATTTTTTCATTTCTTCTTTTTGTCGTTCATTTACTCGTTTCATTCCGCCACCTCCAACAAATCCGGATTTTCGTGTATGTTGCCGTAAATCTCAATCTCTCTCATGCTTCACCCTCCGCTTCACCAGCCGCTTATATAAACGTTACGTTCATTTTCGATACAGCCTACTTCTTCTATTTCCGAGTGATTCCATCCGATGGTTAGCAAAATCTCTGCATTAGCTGGAAGCTCTTTTAGTTTCTCTATTAACTCGGCTACTGTCATCATGCTTCACCCTCCACTGTAAATAATTCACGCACATATGCACTCATCAAATCAGCAATATCATCAGTGTCTATAAATTCACCGTCTTCACCTTTTTCGCTATATCCGTAAATTGTAGGAAATTTATCTAAACAATCTTTGTGCCAAGCAATCCCATTAAAAACAATAATTTCATCAAACTTTGTAAACGTTTGATCACATTCTTTACAAATAACAGATTCTTGTTTTGTCGCGCTTTCGTCTAAAATCAATTCCTCTCTACTGCAAAACACCACATCGCTAAAGCCAAAATCAACCGCGCACTCCATTTCTGGTGGTCTAAAATCGTTAATGCTAACTATCTTTCCAGATACGTTTTTATCTTTAATCCAAGTGACTTTATCTCCTACTTTGAAATTCATGCTTTTTCCTCCTAAACCCATTGTATTCGTCTGTCTTCTAAAGCTGGAATGTTATAACAAATCCAGCAACAACCACGGTTAAACGATGTTGAATGTCCTAAAAACTTAATTCTTTTCTTAAATATCAATATCGCTAGTTTGTCGCTATATTGTTCGAATATATTTGCTCGTTTCTCAGTTTCGAGAGTCGAGAGCGGCAATAGTAAAGCAAATGATTTTATTTTCTTTTCGTCTATTAGCTGAAAACTACGCTCTATAATCCGATTCTGTTCTGAAAAAGGCGGGTTACTAATCATTAAGTCACAATCAATCGGTGGTTCCGTTCTAAAGAAATCATTTCCCACATCATCAAAAATATGTGTCGCTTTATATTTAAGATTTAATTCTTCTGCTTTTAATTTAAATTCAGAATCGTAATGATTGAACGGGAACCACAAACTTTTGAACGACTCAATATCTATCAAGCTGTATATGTCTTCAACGACGTAACGTGGAGTTGCAACGTGGTCTTTATCCGCTTTTCTTAATTCGTACATAGTCATAAATTCTTAATCTCTTCTAGCTTTTCAATCAGTTGTTCATTCGTTAATTCAAGCAAAATATCTTTTATAGAGTTTTTTCCGTCATGAGATTTTACAAGTACGAGAGATACAAAATTATAATCAAGGTTTTCTATCACTCTCGCTTGATAGCCATTTTCAAAACTATAAGCAGTTAGTTTTATACCGTTGTCACCTAATCTTGTTCTTTCTGTGATGTATTCTTTATACTCATTTGCGATTGTTTTCATTTGTGAGCCTCCATTCCTCAGTGCCGAAATCCATCGTCCCACCAATCATCTACTATCATCGGATTTTCTACATTCATTCTCTATCACTCCTTGCAAGAAGCATTAATAGTAGTATCAAAGCAACAATCATTATTAATTCAGCCATTTAATATCAATCCGCCAATACTTACTAAAAACGCGATTAACACGGTCAAAGCTAAACAAAACAATGTGCATCTGTCTGATTTTTCAATATATTCATTTTCGTTTTCATCAATACTTACTAGTCCGAAAAATCGTAATAACTTCATTTAAAAACCTCATTTCAAGAATATTTTAATCCACGCCGCTACAATATATGTGACTGATAATAATGCTCCGACTTGGAAACAAAACAGAAATACTAGTAGCTTACTTTCATGTTCATTTAAAATTTTTTTCATTCTCTTATCTCCACATCTGTGCTATAATTAATACAAATATTATTTCGTAACTCACAGTTTTAGTAAGCTCTAACTTACTATTTATAGCTGTGGGTTTTTCTTTTACCAATGCCGCTCAATCGAATTCGCAAATCTATGCTTGTACTTTGGTCTCTTCTTGTGTTTTATTTCGTGGTCTAAATGCCGAGATTGAAGCTCTGTGAGTAAATATTTACCCGTTGATTTAGGACAAAAATTTTGGTCATATTTTCGTATTTTGGCAAGTAATAGTTCGACTTCATCAATCATTTTCAGACCTCCTTATATACAAATTTTTTAATCAGCCAATCATTCGCTTTTACTGCATCAAATGCCCACGTTTCACGTTGATTTTTCGTAGCCCAATTGCTGAATTCTGCAAGCTCTGGAAAGTCTTTTATGTTATCTAACCACCAACCGTAAGTTCTTGGACTAGCTTGTGCGAATTCTTCTAATGTCCAAACACCATACAAGAAATTTATAGCTCTATGTTTGTTCTTTACAGGACGTGCCATTTTTATTCTCCTTTCTTAATCAATATCTATTTCTAACATTTCAATGATTATTTTTTTTGGACTTGCACTTATCATTCAAAATATCTAACATTTCTAATGTAAATTCCACACCTACCAAAAAATCGTTCTTTTCTGTTCCTAAGATAATAGATGTTGAATCATTAATGTTCAGCTTTGTTCTGATAGTATGTCGTTGTGTTTCAGATAATGATTTGAAGTCATCATTATTTGCCAACCTCCGACTTATTAAATCCAATGCGTCATCTATCATTTTGGAAAAAAGTAAACTCAATTCCAACATCTCCTTTCAAATGAATTTTCATAATTTTTCTCTAAAGTCGGATAAACACCCTCCGTTTTTAGTAAGTCATAAATAAACAATCTTCCTGCCTGCGTCCAGTAGGTATGCATAACTGTAGTTTTTCCACCATTTACAATTTCCGTCTTGCTTTGGGTATATCCTTTATCAGCGTATTTTTGGTACAACAACCATGTTTTCCCTTGTTTGAATTGAACACCGTAATCATGTAACCTTTTGTTTAAAGTCACCCCACTCATTCCATAATCTTTGGCAATTTTACTAATTGAAACCAGTGAATTGTTTTGGAGAATTAAATCATAGTAAGTAGCTTTAGGTTGCAACTCATTTACTTGTTGTTCCGCAATCAAACGTTTTTCCCTCTCTGCTTTGAGTGATGTTACTACATCTAATAGTAGTTCTGGATTATCTAACAATTCATCACGCGCGTACATACCATATTTCCGAATAGACGGTAAAACTTCCGATGTTACCCATCGTTTAAATTTCTTTGCAGCTGGTAATCTACTCCCAATAATCGCGGAATACAATCCGGATTCGTTAATAAGTGTAGAATTCATATTCATACCCTCCAATTTAGCGGATATGAAATCTTCCTCATCCAGTCGTTTTGTCATTGCATTTGTTTCAGAATAACCCAACACATCAGCCACATCTTTTCCAATAAAATAAAATTTATCATTAATGGACACGGTTCTAATATTATTTCCTTCAAAATTAAAATTTTGTAATTCGTTCATTGATTTCCCTCCTTTACTCAATATTTAAAAACTCTTTGATACGTAAGATGTGCTTAACCGTGTTATCTCGTCCGTTTATAATTCTTGACAACTGCCCGGGATGAATATTAAGTTCTTGTGCAAGCCAAGATTGGGTTTTCCCTCGCAATGCAAGCGCTGCCCTTACTCTATATTTCAACTCTGTTGACATTCTATGACCTCCTCACTATTATAAAAGTAAATAATATTCACGAATAATCTTGACATTTTTTATAAAGTTTTATACAATGAAGGCACAGGAAATAAGCAATGATACCAATGCCTTTTGTACTATTAATGTTCAATTGCTACAGTATATATTTAGTAATTATATTTGTGAATATTATTGGGTACAAAAATATAATAACAAAGTTTTATAATTTAGTCAACGATTTATTACAAAGTTTTATAATTAATTTAAATAATTATTTGAGGATGATTGATATGAGTATGTTTGATCGAATAAAAGATTTAGCAAGTAAGCGAGATAAAAATCTGAAAGATGTGGCTATTGAAATTGGATTGAGCGAAAATATTTTCTACACATGGAAAAAGAGTAGCCCGAAGGCAGATGTTATTAAAAAGGTTGCCGATTATTTCAACGTTTCTACGGACTATTTGCTCGGTAGAACTGACAACCCAATCATTGACTCCGACATCCCGCCGGAAGCAGCAACTTTAGCGGCACACATTGATCCCGCGGCAACCGAAGAAGACATGAAGAAAATACTTGAATATATTGATTTCATTCAACAAAAATACAAATAGGAAATGAGTTGGAAGTATGTGGTTAGATAAATACAGAGAGCAATATCCTGAATTAACCATCATAGAAGATACAAAAATGGAAAATACTCACAAGGGGCTGTATTACAATAAACATATTTTTGTAAATCCGAATCAGAGCGATGTTGAAATGCGTTGCACGTTGGCAGAGGAAATTGGTCATCATCATTTGACCGTTGGCAATATTATCAAACAGGAAACAGTTAATGATAGAAAACAAGAAAAACTCGCTAGAAATTGGGGTTATGAGTCACTAGTACCTCTACGAAAAATTATCGATGCTTATTATGAAGGATTTACAGAATACTATGAAGTTGCAGATTTTTTAGAAGTGACAGAAGATTTTTTAAAACATTCTATTGAATACTATAAGAACAAATACGGAAATACAGTTGAATGTAATGGCTATGTAATTATTTTTAGAAGTAGCATTCAAATTATTGCTTGTTAGGTATTTACACTATTGTGTTTATATAAAAAATAATAAAGGGAGAGAAATGAAATGATTGGTTTATCAGTGCTTATGTTAGTGCTAGGCTTTTTTGGACTAGTAACGGGAATCGTTCTTTTATGTATTAAAAGAACAAGAAAGGCTGGGTTAATTACTACAATATCATCAGTGATATTAGGGATAATCTTTACTATTGTTTTAGCAGTTGGTGGTTTTAATGCTGTTAAGGAAGGCGTATCTAAAAACACAACTAATGATTCTGTTTCTCAAGAAGATTCATATTCAGATGATAGCGAAGATAACTACAATGATGAATCTTTGAACACAGATGAAACAGAGTCTTTAAGCATAGGAGATGTAGAATCATTTAGTAATGAAGACGATGGAACCTCTGTGGATGTGAAAATAAAAGAGGTACAAAAGGTCACTCCTACAGCTGAAGATGAAAGCACCGGTAATTATTTTATTAAAGCCATAGTTGAATTTAAAAATACTGGAACAGAATCTTATACTGCTAATGCGGCAGAATTCTCAATATATGATGGAAACGATGAAAAAGGAGAAGTTTCTTCTAAAGATTTTATTGTAGAAGAAGTTGCACCTGGAAAAACTTATACCGGAAATGTATTTTTTGATGTGAAAAATGATGGACCATATGAAATTCATTTATATGATTCATCATGGACATGGACCGGAGAACATAATTAATTAAAAATAACAAAAAAAACGCCCTCCCCGCACAGAGACAAGCGTTTCTAAATACACACATAGAGTATGCAAATTCATTTTACCATAATTTGCTATACCCTTCAAAAGAACATATGTTCCAAAAATAAACAGGTGGTGGTATTAATGAAGATAAAAAAATTAACAAACGGAAAATACGCCGTTCGTTTGCGCATAAAAGTCGACGGTGAATGGAAAGAAAAGCGTTTGACAGATACAAGTGAAACAAACTTAATGTATAAAGCATCTAAACTCTTAAAACAAGTTCAGCATGATAGTAGTTCGTTAAAAGAATGGAACTTCAAAGATTTTTATACACTATTCATGAAAACTTTTAAAGATGGAAAAAGCAGTCAATCTACAATTAATTTATATGATTTTGCTTATAATCAGTTCGTTGATTATTTCGATGAAAAAATTAAACTTAATTCGATTGATGCTGTGCAGTATCAACAATTTATTAATCATTTATCTGTAGACTATGCAATATCCACTGTAGACACCCGGCACCGCAAAATTAGAGCGATTTTTAATAAAGCTGTCCATTTAGGCTACATGAAGAAAAACCCAGCCATAGGCGCTCATATAAGCGGACATGATGTGGCAAAAACAAAAGCACAATTTATGGAAACGGACAAAGTTCATTTATTATTAGAAGAACTTGCAAAATTTCATTCTATATCACGAGCAGTTATCTTTTTAGCAGTACAGACAGGTATGAGGTTCGAAGAAATTATTGCACTAACAAAGAAAGATATTAATTTCGCTAAACGTTCTATAACAGTCAATAAAGCGTGGGATTATAAGTACACTAATACATTCATTGATACCAAGACAAAAAAATCACGTGTGATTTATATTGATAACTCTACTGTTCAATATTTACAGTCTTATCTTACATGGCATAGTGCTTATATAAAAGAATATAGTATAAAAAATCCACAGATGTTATTATTCATTACCTATCACAATAAACCAGTGGATAACGCATCATGTAATAAAGCTTTGAAAAAGATATGCAGTACAATTAATTCTGAACCAGTGACATTGCATAAGTTACGACACACTCACACAGGACTATGCGTTGAGGCAGGCATGGATATCATTTATGTAGCTGATAGACTTGGTCATGATGATATTAATACAACATTAAAATATTATAGCCACCTAAGTTCTAATTTACGTCAACATAATCAGTCTAAAGTAGATGCTTTTTTCACATTAAAAACAGACGAAAATACCACAAATTTTGCCACAAATACCACAAAAACAACGGAATAA